TTCGTATAATCAGTTAATGTATTTTTTATTAACTCATTTATAAAAAATATTATTCTTTTTGCAGCTAATTCGTCGTCATCTGCATTTTTTATAATATCTAAAATATCCATGATAGTTATGCTTTGGTAAATCTCATGCCTTTAAATTGTTTAGGCATTTTTTTAGGGTTCTTTACGTATCCGACAAATGTGCCGACCCCTCCTGTTGGAGTAAATCTCAATCTATGTAATTTACCTTTTCCCCTTGTCCTGCCTGCTCCTTTTCCGTGTGATCCCGCTGCATTCCGATTTCCTCTAGGTGCTCCCATCTTAATTTCCTCCTTTTAATTTAATATTAATAATTACTCTTGTTTTGTTGTATATATTGAAAAATACATATCCTGCAACTAAAAGCAGGAACCCTGTAAAATTGTTATTTCCGTTTACAATCCATGCTATAAACAAACCAACTGTAATAAACCAGAAGAGCGTATCTACAATCAGGCTTCCGAATATGATCTTTAAAATTTTAACCATTAATTACCTTATTAACTTTCTTCCCACAATACGGACAAAATTTAAATACCTCAGTTTCTATACTATTTTCATCAAAATCAGGTATATGAAATTGTTTTTCACAAGTTGAACATCTGTACCAAATACCTACAGGACCATCATATTTAGTTCCCAATATTAAACTACAAGTGTTAACCATCATAATAGTTTTTAAATAGTTCAACGCATTGATACTCTATTAAATCTCCCATATGACCGTATTTTTGATACTTCTCTCCTGAGTCTTTATCGGTAACGATGTGCTTATCTTTCCCGCCATCCAGAGCCTGTTTAGTGTACATCATATCAGCAATCATCTTTTTACAGCTTTCATCAAAGAAGATCCTAATAGGTTTTTTCTCCTCAAAGATCAGATTCATAAAGTCTCGTCTTTTAACCAGTGAAGGATTACTGAAAAGAGTCCTGTCTGAATTGTTATTAAGATATTTCCTGAGTTCAAAAGCTACAATAGCATAATGATGCTGAAAGTCTTTATTCATCGTTGACCGGTTCTTCCCTGAAGCATCACCGTAATAAAACAATCCTGATTTATGATTCGGGTATCGCATTTTGAACTCCTCACAAACTTCCTGGGTAGAGTTACGGGGGTTTTCCAGTGCTATTTCATCTATAAACGTGCAATGCCAATCATTGCCAACCTTTTTAACCTGAGATATTCCGCATGAATTGTAAGGAACAGTATTTTGGTCAAATGATAAGTGCAATGGCAAATCAGGATCGTATTTCGCTTTGATTACATGTTTTAAACGATCAAATGATGAATAAAATTCTCCTCCAGTTACCGCGAAAGGATGGCCATATATCAAAGCCTTCCCCTTTTCTTTTGTATTATTGGCTAAAATATTATCAATGTAATTCTCCCCCACGTTACGAACATTATGATAAGTAGATGATATCGTTACAAATTTATTGCCAATTTGTTTTTTAAAATATGTCTTATCCGAGAAGATTAATGATGAAATCTCTATAATATATTTTTCTAGTTCAAACCATTCCGAAATCCACGGAGTTTTTGCTGGAGAAGTTGAGATATATAAAGGATTCCACTGTTGTGACTGATTTCCACGATTAAGTATTTCGCCATTTACCAAGTACATTCCGGGTTGACGAAGTCTCGTAAGTATAACTTCTTTTACGTCTTCTTCCTTAGAATCCTTTGTCTCGTCTAGCAAGCACCATGCCATTTCTTTTCCAGAATGCATAATGGCATTATCCAATGAACCCGTAAATATTAACCCCCCATTACAAAATGAAATAATATTATTAAAACGATCAAAATTGCGCTTGCATTTCTCCCAGTACGTTGGGGGTTCTTTTCCAGAAACATAAACCCCTGAAGGATTCTCTTTTGTCCATTCAGTCATTCCTGTACTGGACCAATATTCACGAATACGAAGAAGGGTTGCCGTATTTAATTGATCGTAGGTATTTGCAAATATTCCACCTTTGCATTCAGGAAATTCAGATATAAGTTGCTTGGATATTAAACCATCTAAATGTGTTTTACCCGATCCAGTCCCAGCCATAAATAAATTAATAGATGCCGTACTCTCAAATACATCCATTTGAGGATCACTAAATTCTTGTTCTAATATTTCAGTTAACATTTGAATGCCTTTTAATTGTCACAGCAGGAAGTATCGGAATTATTNGCTTATTGTCGCTTGTAACATCAGTTTTCTTCGGTAATACATAAGCAAATAATTTAGAGCAAGCATCTAAATAGCGAGATTGATCTTTAGTGTAAAGAGTATTTAAAGCAGCATTCATATTATCGAGCTGCCCAAACATTATAAACTCAAGAAACTCCCTTGACTGCTTAGTTGTCCTGTTTAAAGCACCTTTTGGTTTACCTTTCGCTTCGCCTTTCTTAAATGATCCACTTGTTTTTCCGCCTCTTGACATATTAAGACTTATTTTTAGCCATTTCTCTTTTTCTCTCGGTTAATCTTCCTGTACTTTTCTGATTCAAGTCTTTTAAACAAACTCTTTTCTTTAAAAGGCTTTAATTTTGCCTTTTTATTTGGTTTGCGTATCATATTGACCTTTTCACTAATTTCATTTGTCTTTAAAAAACCAGGGGGATTAACCATCATTTGTTTCTGGATCGCTCCCCTGGGAACCCTAAAACCTAAGTACTATGAAAAACGATGGCAATTTAGAATTGATTTCCTTATTTAGAAACATTATAGATAAGAAGTTTTTACCACGAATGATGTATTTTTCAACAAAAAAGGCCGGGATTACCGACCTTTGAGAGATTTTTCGTAAAGATTATTAATATATTTTCAATTGATATTTATCAACTTCTTTAATCCAATGATCCCAAACATCTTCGAGCATCCACGTCTTATCAGACATTCCTTTGCGGTAATATATTCGCGGCAGTGACTTGTCTGTCCCATTAAAAACTGTATCAAAGGGACTTTTAGGATCATCCAACCACAAGATAAAGGCTTTTGCTTTAGGATCTAGTTCTTCCATTTCTTCTGTTATTGATTATTCAAGTTGCTTATTTCATTTTACGTGCTATCTCATTTAGTGCCTTTGCAATATCATGCAACGCAGAAGAAATAAATATAGCAGCTATGATTATCCATATACACAAAATAATTATTGCACTTCCTGTTCCCATTTCCGTATTTTTAGTTATTTATTTGCTTTGGGGGATAACTGATCACGATACCACTTTGCACCAAATGTCCAATTAAATTTGTTTGCTGTGCCTATATATCCAGATCCAAAATTCATTGTATCGGCTATTTTTTCAATATCTTCATCTGTCAGTTCTCTTGGTTTCTCCGGCTGTGAGTGATTTGCAAATAGTCTTGATGTAGCAAATAACTTTCTACTTGTCTCTGAAAGTCCATATTGTATGGCTTCTCCACATACAGGACATTTGAATGGAATACCATGTTGAATTTCTTCTTCCGTTTTCTTCTCCTGCTCTTTCTGCTTGGACTGGGCAGCGTCTTTAAGTACATCTTTAATATCTTCAATATGTAGTATTGCTTTATCTCTGCATTTTTTCAAATAATTCTCATCATATACCTGTATAATAGCTCCCTTGTCACGTAACTCAGCCAGATTTGACCATTCTTCTTGTGTCATGCGAGCAGAATCGTTTTGTAATCGCTCAGTTAAATAAGCGAGTTCACCTTGTTCTGATTCGGTTAATGTTTCCCCTTTCTCTATTGGCTTCTCCGGCTGTGGCATTTCGGTTGCGCCTGACTTGTAGGCATTAAAAACAAGTTGACGTGTAAACTCATTCTGTGATGTTAATTCATCAACATAATTCGTTGCTGCATTATTAATATCTTCATCGCTCGGTTTCTGCTCAAAGGATTCAGATTGGAAATACAATTCTGTTATCTCTTTTGCTGCATCGCCAATATCTTTGTAATTAAATAAAGCATCTGTTTCTCCCTTACCGTAACAATATTGCCAAATTACTTCGTGAATAATGGCTTTCAATTCTTTATCGTTGCTCATATTGATCTTATTAAATCGCCCTTTTTAGTTATCTTAATCCCTAATTGCTTCCAGACTGCCGAACAATTTGGAATCATGTGTTTTTCTGTACCATCATAATTGGCGATAATAAACAATTTATCTGCCTTTTCTTCTGATAATGGCATATTGTCATCAGAATCATGATACCCCTTTTCAGGTATTTCATATGTTCCTGCACTTTCTTTTGAATAGCAATACCCTGCATTATTTGGACGCCAAAGAGTAATGTATTCGTCTCGTTTCTCTGTATGCTTTAAAGAAATAATGTAATATTCTTGTTTGCTCATATGTAGATTATTTAATTGTTTTAATTATAATAACTCCGATAGGAAGGCTTGTTCCTGATGCCTCATACATTGGAATTATCTTTATACTTTTAATTTCATTTGTCGTTGACATACTTTCTCTTTTACTTGTTAGCTTGCAGTTTTAGTAACCAGTTCCCTTTTGACCTCTTTGACAGTATAAGGCGATAAGTCCCTGAACTTATATTGCCAAGTTCGCCATAAAGACCGCTTTCTCCGTTTATCATGGTCATTCAGGCAATCAATCTCATCATATGCGTTGCTTATTTCAGCATAAGCCCCCTGAGTGACAGGGGAGTTCTTTATGAGATTCTCAAAGAGAATACAGTCGTTATTGAAACGAGCAGCTTTCATCTTTGACAGACCATAGGCGGCAACAACTAAAAACATTGCCAGACCTCCGAAACAAATGAAAAATGATAGTAGGCTCATGATATTTATAGTTTTTTAAATTCTATTACCCATACCCATGGATTTTTAATCCATGAGCCTGTGCCGTTAATTTTATCCCACAATTCAGCATAAATATCCGATGGTTCCTGATTAATGCCTCCATGGACATGATCATAAATCCCCTCTTTTTTTTCAATACCCTCGGCAACCGCATTATCTTCGCTTATGTCGCAAAGTTTTTCAACTCTAATATCAGTTATTTGAAGTTTGATCCGGCAGGCTCGTTTAGGCATGAAAATTGAGGGTTTCCATTTAGGGATATCAATGCCATCGGCTTTATAAATCCATCCTTTCGTTGAAGTGCACCATGCTTCACGCACCCATAGAACATCACCAACCCATCCATATTTACATTTCAGTTCTCTTCCATGCCAATCTTCAAAATGAACATTAGTACATCTTGTTCCCCTTGAATCGGGTTGTATCTTCATTATCCTTCTGGTCTGTGTTTTTCTCCCGTCTAGTATTGCCCGAACCATAGGAGTGCTGAATAAAATAGGATGCTCTTTCATGTTATTGATAGCTTGGTGAATAAGAATATGCTTTAACGGT